AATCGCCAGCTTCATAATAATCCTTGTCCCCCAGGGTGTCGCGCTTAATTATCTTTCGCAGGGCTGTTCCGTCGCCCTTGCGGACAAGCTTCAACGCAGCCTCTCGCAGCTCCCGCGCTGGATCATCTTTTTGCTTCCGGTACAGCACGGCCCGGTAAGCGTACCGCAATGCGGGCCTTGGTGGTATTCTGATTGTGATTCCTTTGCCGAATCCGTTGGTTATGGTGCACCCGTATTCGTGCACCTTGAGCATGTCGGCCAGCTTAATCTTTCGGCTCCAATGCCAGCCCTTGGACGGCACCACTTTCCACGCCTTGGCAATCTTTTTCAGCCTAAGCATGTTCATGTACGACTTTGGTTGTGCATCGTCGCCTCTGCCGTATAATGGGGCTTCTGGGTCTGGGTATCCAGCTCTTGCCTTGGCTTTAATTGTCGCGGCGGCTAAGGGCATAAGACCATAGCGCGATTCCTTGATCCCGTCGTGGAATTCAGTGATAACCGCGATGGCGTCTTTTTTGGCCTTGGCTTCAATGGCCGCAATCATCAGCTTTGGCAGTCGCTTGATTCTGGATCGGACGGCCTCGGCGTTTTTGCTTAATGTTACCTGACCCATATTACCCCCGGCGTTTGAGTGCAAACGTGATGTAAAGATAACCATTGGCGTAAGCCCCCGCCCGCGCTTTTGACTTGATTTCCCACATTGCCCCGGTTCGCTCGTCTACCGATACCGGAAGCCCCACATCAATCGGCAGGATGTCCACAGTACAACGGGTGATGTCGATGTCGTCGAACTGAATATTAGCGTCCATCCAATCAAGCATGGCTGTCTGCATGATGGCTTCGCAGCTTTCAAATAACCCTGCTTTTTCAAGCTGACGTTCTGACGGATTGTAGGTGATGCTGGCCACTTTGCACGCTTTCATGTACGGCGATAGATCGGATGGCCTGGATTTGATGCTGTTGTATTCGTCGCGGGTGATCCCCGGTTCTTGCCGAACCATAAACCGTATCGGGTTCCCATACTCCATAACACAGGCCTGTGCGTCACGTAGGGCATGCCAATATTCCAGCGATACACCAATGGCTGAAATCCCATAACCCCTCATGTTGATACGATACCTGTCATGTATTTGCGGATAAGTGCTATTCCCGCTCGGGCAAGGTCGTTTCTTTCGTGAGTCCATTTCCCACGGCTGCCAAAACCCCGGCTGTATTTTTCGCCGGACAGGTCGCCACCGCCGGTCTTGCTCCCAATGTGGCCAAGCGCCCGTTCAGCAACAAAGCATGATACCGCGTGTGAGACATCGTCTGGCATGCTGGCATAACCATAGGAGTACGTAACCTTGATATTTCGGTCGCCTTTGTAAAAGATCGGGATGTAGCTTGATTCGTTAAAATTAGCCTTGGCCTTAAGGATTCCTTCTTCCGCGATTGTTTGCACTGCGTAAGGCGACAAGTAGTAAAAGTTGGTGTCCACGTTTGTGTAACCCAGGACAAGCAAGCTGACAATTGGACGGTTTTTCAGGATCAGCAATGAAGATCCGGTCCCGCTGTAGTATTCGGTCACGGTCTTGATTTCGGAAAAGGACTTCCGGCACTTCTCTTCTACCCAGGGAATGACAAACCGATCACGCTCATTCGTAAGCCAGCGATTGGAAACCACCGGAAAAGAAACCGCCGACAAGGCCACCCCTGTCGCGGTCGCCAGTGCGTTTGCGCTCATCGTGATTTGGCCCGATGGTGCCACCGTGTCTATGGATGCAATAAATGACCCTGCCGGTATTCCCGCCCCGTTGATTGTCTGAAGTTCTTCCAGCGCCCTTGTGTCGATAGCAGTAATGATCGGTGAACCTATTGCGGTGTTCCCGGTCAGGCTTGCTGTGCCGGACAAATCAAGGCCGTAATCTTCAAGCAGATTGCGAATATCGGCAGTAGTCGGAATCATACATTTTCCTCGTAAACCAGGGCTTGCATCCTTAGCCATGATGCCGCGTCGGTTGTTACAATCCGAATCAGGTAATTAGTGTTTGGAAGCAGAATACGCTCTACTCCTGGCGATACGGCTGATATTACTCGATTGACGCCATTGGTAGAGCCAAACACTGTTTTATCATACCTGATGTCAGCCCCTGTGGCCGTTACGGTTGGCGTGGAATACGCTCTTAATTCGAGAGTCTTAGCTTTAACCTCATTAAATGGGTTAAGCTCTACCGCCGTCCCGTCTGCACTGGTTGTAGGGGCCCGGTACATTTTGGCGTTTGTTTTTCCGGTTGCTTCGATTGCAAAAAGTGCATGAACCGGGAGCGCTCCGGTCTTTACCAGAAAATCAATAGCGGTCAGAGGCATGTTTAGATTTTCGTAATAAATCTCAAACAATTCTCTGTCGTGTGCGGCTTGGTGGAAATACTCAATCCCCACTGCCGCACCGTCAGCAGATTGGCGCATTTACAGCCTCCGTACCCACAGGATCACAGTTCTGGCAGCAGCAGTCGCGCCCCCGGCGTCCACAAGGTTGCATGGAGCCGCGGCGTACCCGGCCGGGTCCGACTGTGGATAAAACTTGTTATATGTTTTATCGATGCTTGCGGCCCTGGTAATCGCTTTGTCGGCAGCCGATATAATCGCGTCAGTCACCGCAGTGGTGCCGTTCTTGACTTGAACGGTCGAAGATGTTACCGCCGATTCGGTTCTGACGGTCACTTCCAGGATTTCGAAGTCAAATAGTCCGTCGGTGTCTGGCGATGTCGGCAGGGTGATTGCGGCTATCTTGTTGGCGGCCCCGGCGGCAACCGTCGAGACAATGGCCATGACGCCGTAATCAGACAACTCTTTAAGGCGGCTGCCGGTCTTGGCTATGGCGTTGCCGGGATCAATCACGTTCAGATTGTTTGCGGCGGTCCTGCTTAATTTGTCCACGTTATTCCTCCCTCGTGTTCATCACACGGAACCCCGCCTGCGATGCCGCCACCATTACGGCGACGTCCTTGGTTTCAAACCGGCCATCCACTAAGGCAACGGTGACAGTCTCGCCGTTTGCTTCAATGTGGTATTCGTCGGTGTTGATCGGTTCGCTGTCGGTACTGTCAGGATGCTGCATGGTGTAGATCGTGCTGACCCTAACTATGCGGTCTTGGATGGACACTTGTTCATCTTTAACCCGGAACCCTGCGTGAAGCAAGGCGGAGACTGTCACGCCTTCTACGCCCCCGCGATAGACGCCGTCAACCAGAGCCACTTGGATGGTCTCGCCTCCAACCTCAAATGCGGTATTGCAGTCACCGGCTGGAGCGTGTGGCAGGTAATAAACCTGGCGAACGCTTGTGGTAACTACTGGGCTGCTGTCTTCTGTGGCTTGGTCTGCTGTTGGCCCGGTTGCTGGATTAATCGTTGATTCGACTTTGGTCCCCGCCTTGTCGACAGACGGGACAGAGGGAGCCGAAGCTCCCTCCATCTTTTTCTGTACCCGAACGGCCATCAGCTCACCCGCAATCCGCGAATCAGTCCGCTGGTTGCTTCGTAGCTGTCGATCAAGGCGCCGTAGGTCTTGATCATAAACGGCAGATTGTCGTCGGTCTTGGCCAGCGGTTCCATGCTGACGAGGCCGTTGAACTTGCTGCCACCGCTGTTGGTGTAGGCGTACTTGCCCATGCCCTGGATTTCGTCCAGGTCCCAAAAGAACACGCTCTCAGGAGGAATACCGCCGGTTGCAACAAGCGGCACGTCATTGGCCATAGCGGTGTTTACCGATGCGGTAATGGACGGGCTGGTGATACCGCCGGTGGCCGACAAGGTGAATGTCGGGTTCGCGCTGTTCGGGCTGGTGGTGAATACAGTGCCAGTCACGGCAGCAATCGGGGTTCCGTTAGCGTCATATGCCCAGGCGGGGACGATCGCTACAAGCTTTGTGGCCCCAGTGGTGGTGGAACAATATATCCTGTAGTAGTACGCGCCAGTTACAGCGGCCCATGCCAGGGTCACGGTCGATGTACCGCCGCCACCGGCAGCCTGGCTAATCTGGGCACAAGCTAACTGCTCCCCGGTATACAGCACGGCAGCAACACGGAAGTAGTAGGTCGCGTCGGCAACAGTACCGCCGGCAGTGGCTGTCGAAGCAGTCACGGTTCCCATGGTGGACTTTGGTCGGCAGTTGCCAGCGGCAATGATTGGCACGTCACGGTAGGACTGGAGCCGCCAACCGCCCGCGATTTCAATGGTGGCCAAGCCTTCACCAGCGGATTGATTGTTGCGGACGTTGGTCAGCAACCGGGACACCTTGGAAAGCATCTGTGGCGACATGACGAAGGCCTTGCGGTGGTTGGCGCCCTGCTTGTCGGTATTGGCGTCGATCATGTCATCAAGGAAAGACAAGTCACCGGGAACCGCACCGCCAACAGCTTGATTCACCCGGTTGGTTGTGATAAACGAGTCCAGGCCAGAGTGGGTATAGGAGTCGGCGTTTTCGTTGCCGTACATGATGTAGGTTTCCAGGTCCCAGGCGTGGGCCTGAGCGTGGTTTTCCATTTCAATCTGCACGGCATCAATAAAGTTCTTGGACGCGTCCTGGAGGAAGTTGGTCACTGCCCCTTTGCGCCGAATCACCTTAAGGTTGCGCCCAGTCCGAGTGTAACCAGACTGAGTGGTGGGAGTAGTGGCGCCTTCACCCATGGCACCGCCAGCGGCGGGCAGTGAGGTGATGCGATTGAATTCGTGGTACTTTTGCGGGCTGTATTTCCCGCTGATCATTGCGATGGCGACCGACAAGCGGACCATCGTATTGGTCATCAACTGCTCAAGATGCTGCGGGATCAGCCCTTCGCCAGAGCCGGTGGCAGCGGTCAGTGCTTTTTGCACCATGCTGGAAATCTGGCCCTTGGTGAACAGGTTTTGATTGTAGTTACCCATTCCGTTGTACATTTGTTCCTCCTGTACTTGTTTCGGTTTTTACGATCAGGCCCACAGCGCCGTTGCGATGGTGCCCAGGTCCTTACGAACTTCCTGCCCTTTGTCCCCGCCATGGCTTTTAGCGACAGCCTGGTTTTCAGTAGACTTGTTCACCAAGGCGGCAATCAGGTCTTCTGCGGTGATCTGGCCTGGCAGGTTAGCAAGCGGCATACCTTTCAGGACGGTCGGCTTGGCTTCAAAAGCCTTGGCAACACCCAGACCTTCCAGCAGCTCACCCAGGACCATGCCTTGCTGGCTCTGGCGGTCGGCAACGGCCTTAAGGCTCTTGGCAACAGCGGTCAGCGCGGTCAAGGTCGGGTCCATGGACTTCTGGACAGGCTCGGGCTTGTTGCCTTCTACGGCAGTCAACGCCTTGCGAAGCAAAGAAGCCAGGTCGTCATTTTCTGGCGGCTGGTCGTCAATGCGGGTGTTGGCTGGATCGTTGGCGGTAGAGGCGTCGGCCTTGCCGGAAACCACATCCTTCTTAGCTTTGGTTTCGTCGGGCTTTTCTTCGGTGGTGGAAGCAGGACCACCAGCGCCGGTGGCGACGGGCTCCTGGCGACTGGTCTCGGCTTTCATGGTGGCCAAAGCTTTCATGATGTCGTCAACCGTAGGCTGACCACCGCCGTTACCTTCGCCGCCTTCACCTTCGCCCTCAGCCTGTTCCATGCCAAGAATCTGCTGAACCAAGGACTCAATGTTGGCGAGGGCACTTTTGACCTCGGGGTTCAGTTCTTTTTGAATCTTCATCGTGTTTATCCTTTTTGCGGTGTATCCAGGATCTTTTTAAGATTCTGGAGTTCTGCCGCGAGCTTGATCAACACGTTGTATTGTGCATCGTCGGCTGACTTGTACGCCGGGATCATGTCCGGGTCGGGCTGTTCAGCGTACACGTCGGGGTGAGTCTCCAGTAAGGTTATCATCATGGTGCCGAACTCAGAAAACAAGGTTTCGAGCGATGGACGCCTGGACTCTTCCGGGAGCGCCATCACCTTTCTGATTTCATCATCCATTGCACCTTGCAGCCGGTAGTAATCTCGGAAATACGTTTCCTTGGACTCCTCGGCTGCCAGATGGTCTTGCAGAGACCTTTGCAAGCTCTTTTTCACCGCCCAGGGTGCTGATTCCCCCAGGGCCTTGTAGACGGCATTTGCAATGGAATCCTGGTAGGCGGGCCGGTTTACAAGTACAACTCCATCAAGTATGACTTCGTTGATTACTCGCTTGCCGATATTGCCCTGACTGTCTTTGACAGCTGAAGCAATCCCACCATCGGGGATATCGCCTTCGATGCTGAACCCTTTTTGCTTCGCGGCCTTGTATGGCGGCAGTCCGTTGACCTGCTTCCATATCTTATCCACGATTTCAAGCGTCATAGGGCCTACACCGTCGGACTCGTCATACAACCTGTAGGTCGTCAACCAGTCCCCGTTTGGCTCAATCTCCGAGTCCACCAGAAGCCCAATGTCGTCGAAGAAATTGACGCCATGCTTCCCGGCATAGAGCGGTATATCACCGGCCCTTGCCTGGGCTTCAAAGGACTTGATGCAGCTCTGGGTCATTCGTTCTTCATGACCATCGGTCTTTAGGCCGGAGCTTACACCTTTGAGGTATCGCCGCTTGCGGCCATCCCCCATGTCCTTCTCAACTGCATGTAGCCCTTTCTCCAACGAATACGGGTGAAAATGGAACTCAATGCTCTTATTCATCACGGTTTATATGGTATCGCATGCTTTGAGTCGCGTCTACCATTCCCCCCTTGTTATAGTATTTCAACGATATACTGACATTCGCATTCGCAATTGATTACCTGATCAGCTGGCGCTGTATAGTCATGCGGGTATTGCATGATGGTTGTCTCTATCTTTTTTCCATTTTTATACCGTGGCACCTGGAATCCCTGATTCAGCAAAACCGTCGCGCCGTCTATGGTTCGATGGCCAATCCGCGCCACTCTGTTATGTCGCCTACTGTGTGACCACCGTTTCAACGTTCGGATCCTCCCTGGGTTCATTTCTGCCATGCGTAGCGCGTAAGTGTGCCGCACCTCACTAATAGCCGAATAAATCTCCGTTGTGGCAATTGTTTGGATGTTAGCGGGGATTGCGCCTTTCATGTAGCCGGAAAACGTGTCACTGATTGCGTCTTTGAACTTTGCCACAAGTTGCGGCTTGATCCTTGCTGGTTTACCGCCTGGCATAGTTTGCATGATCTGTTCGCCAGACCCAATGTGTTTATTAAGTGCGGCCTTAATCTGGGTGTTCAGCTCGGCCCTTAGCGTGTCGACAAGCAAAGTACCACGCTCGGCCCCTTTGCGAATATACACGCTATCGACCGACAGGATGTCCGCTATCTTGGGCGTGATCACTCCGCCGGTCTTGGCCCTGGCTATTCGGTCGGTGAAGAACCTTGCCAGCTTCCTGCCCGTTGTAGCCTGGGTGGTCTTGTGGTTCTCGGCAAGTATCCAAGTCATAAGCTCCTGATACTTTGCGCCCTTCCACCCGTAGCGCTGTTCAATTCGATCAAGATTGACCTTAGCCATCACAGAAGCCCCATTGCCTTCAAGCGGGTGTAATAGTCCGGGTGTTCCTTAAGGTGATCGAAAGCAATCTTGACTCCCATCCGCAGATCAAGGCCGTGTTCGTTCATTTCGTGGATGGTGCCGATACGCAATTCCTCGGCGTCAATTGGTGGCTCGGCACTGTCGGCGATCCGGTTGTAACCCTTGGCTACTGTCGGCGGCTCTATGCCGTCATCCCACTTATTCACGGTTCCCTCCTTTGGCGCTGGCCCAGTGTCAAACAACCCGTCCAGTCTTGCGATTAGTTCGTCCGCCGTCCAGCCTTCATTTCCCGCCTGATCAAGTAGATCAATTGCGGCTTCAAACATAATTGAAAAAGCCGCCCGCAAGTCCTCTTGCAGCGGCTTCTGTAGGTCTTCTATCTCTGGCCCGGTAATAGGCGGTGATACAATTCTCATATCGACCGTACCGCCAGCGGTGATTCCGCGCTACCGTCTGGAGCTGGCCCGCCTGAATCGGGCAGGTCATACTGTTCGCCTTGGAATGGATCATCGCCACGGTCAGTGCGAATCTCATTAAGTGAGTACGTCCGGCTATTCATCTTCTTAATGTCGAGATCAAGTTGTTCGGCGTCACTGGTCCCGCCGCTAAACTCAAATGTGTAGCCAGATCCAAAGCGGGCTGGTATGACTTCCCGGTTCAGCTTTGTGGCAATCGACTTGACGATAGGGTATATGCCCTTTTCTTTGTCGATGTCGGACTGCGCTTCACTGGTAGACCGCCCACTTGTGCCGTCTGAGCCAGTCAGGTTCATTTCCATGTTGGACAGGTTGAACACAAACCCAACGCATTCGCGGATGAACTTCTGGCGCTCGGCCTGAGTCCCGAAGGTGTCTGCCCTGGACATATCCAGCACAAGCGGAGTCCCGTATCCGGACAGAACCTTAACCGCGTTTTTCCGCGGCTCATTCAGGACGGTCTCCAGCTTGCTCTGTTCGTCCTTATTGATCGGTATGCTGTAGTCTGGACCTCCGGTAAGCCCGCCGTCGCCAAATGGTGAATTCTCACCAAACAGCACAACCTTTTCCGGGGCGGTTGTCCCGTCTGCCCGCTGTGCCGCGTTGACGTCGAAGAACAGCGATTCAGCGATCTTGTTCACGAGGGCTTCCAGCGGAATCATGCCATAGGCAATGGCTGTGTTTGGCATGTAGCGGTCAAACATGATTTCATCGCCAAAGTATATCTTGGGATCTTCTCCTGGAACCACCTGGGCAAACATTGTCGGCCCACCGACGTAACGATTGCGGAGCGGCACTGTTACGCCGCCGGGAAGAGCGTAGAAATTCTCTAGTAAATTGGAATTCTTGTTGGTCTCTTTGTAAGTGGAGAACGTGCCGTGGACCATTAAGTCAGAAACCCACTTTTTCAGGAAGTCGCTGAAATTGTCTTCTTGGTTAGGCTCATTCAACCAGTCTTCAATCTCGGTTGCCTTGTCTTCGCGGTCGGAGTTAATCCGGCGCTTCCATCGCATCAAGGCCGACTGAAAGTTGCTAAAGTCCGGGAACAGGTCCGGCATGTGAACCTTGATCTGGCCATACATCCGTGGGCAAACAACAAGGCCCTGGATGGTGCCATTGTATTCTTTCCACAATTGCGCGGACTGCTTCATATTCTCAGCAATCCGATCTTCGTTCTTAGTCTCCTTGATCACCCGCCAGTCCAGGGCCGATATCCGGTTGGCCCGGCTGGTCACGCAGCCAAACACCGGGTCGCATTTCTGGAATATCTGAAAGCGATCGTACATAGACAAGCTGAGCAAAGGCTGTTCGACGGTGCCTTGAACTATCTCGCCATTCCGGCCATGCCCAGCTATGCCTATAACTTCGTTAATCGTGTAGACATTCAGGCCGCGCCGGTTTTTGTTGGCAGCGTCAAACTTCGATCCGGTCAGGGCGTTTACTGACGTGGAATATGCGGTCATTCGTCTTCCCCTTGGATTGCTGCGCCATCCCATACCGGCATGGCTGGCTGGTTGCGCTTATCTTGTTCCTTTTGGGCTTCTGTTGCTGCTTGGCTAAACAGCGGGGCGTCCATGTCCCCGGAATACAGCCGGGTCGCTTGGTATGCTTGCTCAAGGTCATTCGGGTGTTTCATTGGTTCACCTCAACATTGCCAATATTCTACTGGCAATCATCATATATCCGCAAGCGTGGAAGTAATGGTCTGCCTTAGACCCTTCTCGCCACACGTATGCACCTTCCCCTCCGTGGGCGTCAGGGTCAAGCATCCTGGTACTGGCCATCATTTGCTCGTAGAACTCCGGGATGTTCTCGGCCCCTTGTGGCAGCGTCAGCCCACCGTCGTACAAGGCGCACTTCACTTGGTCCAGCGCGGCTGTTCGTTCTACTGACACTGAACGATCACGATTGATCTTTTCCGTTCTGGCTCCCCCGTAGTAGCAAACAAAACCATTGCGAATCCATGCCGCGATCCGCTTGCTTTCTCTGGTCTCTGGCAATGCATCGATAACAAGGACCTTCACATGGTATTCCATCATCAGGCTTTTGAGGTCATCAGTCAGCGCAATCGTCCTGGCTGCCACCAATCGCACTCCCGGCACCCCTGGTCCCATATGACCAATCGTAACGTTGTAGACAGCCCCCACATCGACCCCAGCTACACATATCCCGTCCTGTGGAACAATGTTTAAGAAGTAATCTTGCTTGGCTTCGTCTAAGGCTGTTTTTGTTATTCGCGCTCCGGGTGAATCAAACGGCAAGCCAAGGTCCCCATTATAAAACCTTACCATGGAGTCAGGGTCGACAAGGCCACGATCAAACCGGCCCACCAAATCCGTCAGCCTCACGTTGGCCGAAAACATTTTACTTATTTGGTATCCGTGGCTTTTGGCTTTTGGGTATGATGCTATCCATTCACCGCCGCCCCGCCTGTTCATTGGCCGCCCGCAATGATGGCATATTAGCCTTGCGTCAATGTCACTGTCTGGCTCATAATCACCGTCGCAATATTCGTACTCGTTATCATCCGTCTGCCTGACTACATGCTTAAAAAAATCCGGTGTTACATATTTTCCGCAATCGTGCTTTATGTGCCAGTGCATCTGGTTTGTTTTTGCGTACTCTAAATCTATGCCGTATCCTGTTATTGTTGGGTTGGACACTTTGGCTTGGCGCCTATACCTTTCCTCTGCGGCCGATAATCTCTCCCATCCCATTTCAAGGTTGGCTTGGTCGCACCTGTCGAGCTCATCGACTATGTACCAATCGGCAGCAAACTCCGTAAATGCTGACGGGATATTTGACCCAGCGAAGGCTATCGTTCCATTTAGTTGCTTCATTGAAATAGCCGCAGTGGCTTGGTATCCGGCTTCTCTTGAATACTGGGCGTATACCGGCGTCATTTTAAGGGTCTTGTCAAATCGCTCTTTAACAAAGCGGTTGATTAGCCCCCACGTCGGCATAACGTAGAATATATTGCGACCACTGATTGCCCCTGGAATAGCAAGGCACAATAGCCACTCCGACACTCCGCATTGCGTAGATTTCATTACAACTATGTCTGGATTCTGGTCCTGATATAACCTGACCACAAATGGGTTGTCTTTGAAGTTCAACGGCTTCCCACGGTGGGTTCTATGCGAAGACAAGGCATAATACAGTGTAGGGTTTACTGCCCTGGTCTGCTTTGCCAATTCGCTTAATGTCATGAGTCCCCCGCGTCGTCTTCTAACTTTTCCATCAAGTCCGGAAATAACGCCCCGAAGTTCGTCTTGAATTCAGCCTTTTCTGTTTCATTCATATCGAAGGTCCCTACGCTTAACCCGCCACCATGGATAACCGTATCCCTCTTGCCCCACCTGTCGTAATACTTTCTTTCAAGCCTCCAGGCTGCCGCTGTCCAGTTTTTTGCGCTGGCTGCCGTGATTGTTCTCACGTCCCTGGCTTCACTCCAAGCAGCAGCTTTTTCCATAGCGTGTAGAAATTCTTCGTGGATTGTCCCTGGTTCTTCCCTGCCTTTTTTTAGCCAATTATACAATGTCTTTTTTGATATGCCTTCCAAAGCACACGCGGTCTCTATGTAATTCCCGTCTTGGATGTATGCGGCTATTGTTTTTATTCGTTCTTGGGTCAGTTCGTCGGGCCGGCCGATTTTAGTCTCTTGCTCTTTCGTCACTATCGGAGGCCGTGCTGATCCCACTGTTTTTTTAGTCTTTGCCATTACTTTAACGCCTCAACGCTGTCCACGCTAAGCATAACGTCATGCCCGCACTTGCAATGGTACACATAAAACTTTTTAGGCCCCGATGCAGTTCCGGCTATTTTTCTGGCCGCTTTCTCCAGGTGTTCATCGCTAATTGTATTGAACATTAACTCTGGTGCATAACTTTCTTGGCCAAACTTATACCCCATCACTGCATCGACCGCATCGCTTATGTCCCTGATTTCGCTTCTTAGGCTTTCGTCGTCCCATGTGGTGAGCTCATGTATTAAATTATCCGCCAACCTGTCGGCATTATTAAGCTCCGCGCTGTTGGTAGATATGATACACGGCACGTCATCCATTCCAAGCTCTAACGCTGCCTGGTGTCTTGCGTGTCCCTTGATGATTACATTGTGCTGGTCGATAACTATGGGTTGGTTGAATCCATATTTTTTTATGGAAGCCTTTAGCGCCCGCACGGTGTCAACATTGTATCTGGCGTTCATTTCATACGGGATTATTTCTTTTGTTGGCCTTCTAATTATCTCCATCAGACTACCTCAAGTTTTTCTATTTCTGATTTTGGTATATATGTTTCTTCCCCGCACCCTGGACATATAATTTTTATTTTTGGCTCCCCCTCTGCAATGGAGGCCTCTATTTCATTCTTCAAATCACAAAACACATGCTGTATTTCGATGTCCACAGCTTCTATTTCATGCTTGAGCATTTCAGGGTCCCATACTGACAGCTCTTGTATTGCATTATCAAGTATTCTGTCTTGCTGGTTTTCTTCTGGCGTTGCTTTTGAGATTACGCACGGGATGATCTTCATGCCGGCAATTTTGGCAGCATAATATCTTGCGTGGCCTTTTACAATAACGTGTTCCTGATCAATTAATATTGGTTGGTTGAACCCGATTGTCTTATATGCGCCCACAAGTGCTTCTTTGGTTTTATCATTACACCTTGGATTGCTCCAATATGGTTTGATTTTATCAATGGGGATATCTAAAACATCCCAATATACCCTTACTGCACTCATTCTTTTTCTTTCCTTGCTTTGACCCCACCCGCCTCTTCATAAGACCGGCCGTATTCTCTGTCCTTAAACAATTCAGCTATCCCGCTTGTCCGCTGTGCCTCAATCCCAAT